ATCAAAACCAAGAGCTGCCAAAGACTCGCGAAAGGCTTTGTTCACAGCAGTAAATGCGCGGGCATCGGCTGCCTCAAGTGTTGCCATAAATTTATTCTGCGCTGCCACATTTGCATCGGCTAATCGACACGCAGCTTCAACTGCTTGCATATCTGAATCAGGTGATAGCCAGGTAATTGCATAGGCCCAAGCGCGTTGCCATAACTTTGCGCCTTCTGCTTGCAGATACGCAGGAGTTGCTGGCACTTCGCGTGCCATCGCCAGTGGCGTGACCGACGCCAACGCAGGCAAAGGGCGCTGGCCTGGGTTGCCAGTTGCTCTTTTAATTTCGTTTGGTTTCGGTGGTCTGCCCGCAGTCATTTTTTCCTTTTCAAATAAATAACAAAATAAAACTGAGTTTTCTAATTTCGCAGAGATGCACGAGGTGAGGGCGTCGGGGTATATACACGCTCAAACCTATGAGGATTATAGGCGTACGGGGTGATGCCACGGGGGGGGTGTTGCCTACCTATCGCCTTTACTGCTATTGCATCGCCGGCAAAGTACCTGCAAGTTTGAAATCTCATAACGCAAGTCAGGATGTAAGTCAGACAAAGGAATGATGTGATCAACTGTTAAATCTTTTGTTGCCTTACAGTTCTTGCACCAAGGATGAATGGCACGCAGTTGTTTAGATAACTTGCGCCATCTGTGGTCGTAACCTCTGTCGAGGCGCGACACTCTACCCCTCTCCTTCACCCTAACGCACGACTTACATCTACTAGCGCGAACTACTGTTCCGCAATCAACGCAAGGTCTAGGAAGTAATGCCATCGTGCCTCACTAAGTATTCTATTGCCATTGCTAAATATGTTGGTGAGTCAAAGAAGAATCCAAGACCCTTGTTGCAGTAAGAGCAGATGACACCACGCACTAACATTGTTTCGTGATTATGGTCAATGATTAGTTTGCCCACATACTCATCACGTGCTATGCCACAGATAGCACACTTGTTGCCTTGTTGTTCTAAGATAATTTCATAGTTGTGTTGTGCTTCACGCAAGAACTTCCTATGTAACTGACGACAATCTCGACAGATGTGATGTCGTTTGTTAGTTGCCTTATTGGTAAAGCGAAACTTTGTTAAAGGTAAATCGATACAACACTTGCGACAGATGCGCGTGTCATTCGATGTCCTCATCTTCTTCATCATCCATTTCTAAACCAAGTGATGCCATTCGGTCATTGACAGGAAGCGACATATACATCGTCAGCGTGGATTGAACTGCTCTGGTCAGTAAGGTTTCGATAGCGTCAAAGTGGAGAGTTTCATCGGTAGTCAATTCTGTTTCAACTTCACCGATACTGATATTGATATTCAACATCTCTTCAACTCCAATCGCGTGTCTAATAGGTCGTCTATAAAGTTATCTACGATCTCGCGTTGGTGTTGTGAGTAGTCAGGCTTGTTGCGACTCTCGGAAGCATATTGGAGAGCTTCATCAATCTCATCTATCTCGATGGAGATAGTCGCATCTGATGAATCAATTATAGCGTAATCTTCTGACAACATTGTCAAATTACTTCCTGTTTGGCCTTGATAATTCCTGACAGGTCATACATCCCACCACGTCGTTCTATCTTGAATTTCCTGATAACTCGATAGACCTCGCGTTGGCTCATCTGTAACCATAACGCAATTGCTTCCACATCAAGGAAGAATCTGCGGTTCGGGTTTGCCATTGCTAGTGCCACCAATCTCAAGACGGTCCAAGTTTGTTTACATCCAAAGCAACTGACATCGGCGGTCAAATTCTCTACATCAATGACTACGAACTTATTGCAATCATCACTAGGGCAGGGAATGCGTCTTGCCTGTTCTTTGAACTTCTTAGTAGCTGCTCGCCCCCTGGCGTGCAACTGTAAGACTTCTACCTGAAATTCTACGCCCCACTCCTGAGATAAAGACCAGTCAAGATGGGCAAGGTGGAAGTCACAGGTAGCCTGAACCTCGGCCTCAATGGTCGGCTCCTTCGCGACCAGCGCGGGCGGGGTCAACCGCCTATCGCGCCTGATGATTTGCTCCCAGCCGTGGAAGATAGCCAGAAGGTCGGTAGCAAGAGCAAAGTCCAAGGCATTGACATTGATACCGATAGAGCGTTCGGCGCTGACGGCGCCACTGCCACTGCGCGATGGCTCTAGGAAGTAGCTCGCCTCATACTGCAAGTCAGGCAGTTCTGAGAGCGCCCCTGCAACCTTTGAAGTGCAGATGCGACAGGCACCCTCGGTCTTAGAATGGCGCTTGCATATCGGACAACTCATTGCTCTTCCTTTCGATGGTAGGCCAATAGTTCGGAATATGGGTATCAAAGAGAACTGAGCCTTGGCAGATGTGATCAGCAAGAATCATCCTTGCCATATCGCCCTTCGCCCATCTAATCCGATTGAGGCTTCTCTCAACTACCTCAAATGAAACTCTAGTTCGGAATACCTCATAGGTCATAAGCCCTGAGATTCGTTTGATGATTTCTTCCTCAATCGTTAGAAGCGGAGTATCAAGTCGGCGGGCAAAGCCTGCCCAAGAGATACCTTGCCAAATCAGGCAGCCGCACCTTCTACAGTTGATGGGCTTAAAATCTTGATTCATAACTGAGCCTGATTTCGGACTGAACCGAACCGAACCTGACCCCCTCTAAAGAGGGGGGTCAGAGGTTCGGTTACGTCGGTTCTTTGTGACTTTTTACAGGTTCGGTCAGGTTCGGTCAGGTTCGGTTGCATCTGGACTCCATATCTCTACATCGTTGGCAATAAATGCGTTTTTGTGTAGGTAAAGATTCTTCTGACCGAGCTGCCTTGCAGCAACAGCGCCCCTTGCCACCAAGGTATCAAGTGCCAGTCTGACCATATCGCTACCCATCCCAATACCCTCATCGCGAAGTCTTTTCTTAATATCATTGAAATTCATCTCGTATCCGTGGGTTTCAAGGAAGTTAGATACCTGCTCCATTCTCTGTTCAGCGTTGGAGATGACCACAGTTCCGCCTGAGATACTCACTGCGATATGACCCTCGCCTGAGCTTCTTAGGTTGGCGACGCCGACGGTCTTGGCATCAGGGCAGATGGCACGGACAAAGCCAGGGCGATCCTTTGTGCAAAGGATGTCCAAGGCGCCGTCAATGCCCCTGCCAAATGGCAAGGCCACAGACACGGCAAAGGCCGCGCCGTCTATATCAGCACGCTTTGCTTGGGCGCCGATAGCGTAATTGCCTCGGTTATCTTTGCTCTTGGTCACGTGGTCGATGGTGAGGATGCCGGCGCCACCGACCCGAAGCGGGCGAAGGACAGTCTGTGAGAAGGTTGTTGCATCCTTATTCTTCTCTAAATCTAGGTTCATCAGGTTCATCGCTGCATTGACCCCATCTACAACTATCAAGGTCGGCAGGTAGGCCATAATCTCGGTTCTCATTAGCTCTGCAACGCCTGGACTTATATTCTGGTCAGGGTTTGCATATCTAAACATCTTGAACTTATCTGTCGGCACCCGCATTGTCTTTAATCGGTTGATGATGCCTCTCGCGCTATCTTCAAAGTCTAGGTAGAAAACGATGTTGTTCTTCTCTAACTCCTGCCTTACCGCCTCAAGTGCCAGCCAAGTCTTACCTGATTCACTCTCGCCAAAGATGGCATTTATCTTGCCTGCATAGAGCAAGTTATTCCCATCTTCTCTGCGAAGCATTGTCGGCGGGTTCTCATCGGCAAGGTTTATATCTGAGAGCTGTTTAGGTATCCAAGATGACTCTACGACTTCGCCATCTTCATTATGTAGCTGAACCATTGAAGGCGAATGAATTTCTAGGCTTGAAAGTTCTTGCCTTTCACTTCCATATCCTTGCGCTCTTAGGGCTTTTGCAGCCTCTGAGAAGTTGCCTTGATGTTCAACTAGGGTAAAGACGGCAAACTTACTGTAAGAGCGTTCTTGCTCAAATATCGTAGATGATGAGAAAACATAGAACTTATCGATGCCAGCGTGGTTTGTAGTTGCGCTGATACCTTCATTCTTGCCAGGTCGCCGCCAAGCGGTAACACCGGCTTTGTTGGTATGGACTTTGCTCCAGCCAAGAGGCTCTAGTATCTGATCCCAAGTGACTTTGGCATTGTAATCATCGCCTGGAGTAAGTCCTTCGCCTTTAGGCTTTAGCTCTTCTTGGATGTTTTCTTGCTTAGGGATTGCATCAAAGGTTGCAAATAATGAATGTAATTGGTCGCGCTCGGCGACCGTCAGGGTCGGTATTGACTTCGGCCCGCCGACTAGAATTGTCCACGCTCCGCCTGACGGATGGCAGGTGCCATTTGTCGGTGCGACAATGACGAAGCCGCCCTCGCCCCTTGTTTCGGCTAAGACATCGATACCGCCATTCTCCCCTGGCTTTCGGGCAAGTTTGGTATTACCTGGAACATCACCATCAAGGCGATAAAGCCAGTGCAGGCCGCCTGACGGGGTAATTTCAACATAGCCATTATTGATTCGCTCCCATATTTCGCCAAGGCCAGCGTTGCCTGCCATCTCTTTTAACTCAAGGTGCATCTTGTCGGCGACGGCTCTACCTTCAAGTTCTAGCATCTCAAGGTTGCCTGATACCTTGCCACAGATGACACCGACGCCTTGGGCATCAGCAAACCAACGCATAAGTTCATCTGTTGTCGGCCTTCGCTCTTGATATTGCTTCCAAGAATCAAGTCCAGGGCGCTTTGAACCGTCAGTTGCTACTGGCACAACCGAAATGCCTTGGTTAGCAAACTCTAAGGCTGTCAGTAGTATGTCTGTTTTCATCTTTCCCCCGTCTAATTCTTACTTAATAATTCTGTTTATGATCCACTCGACAACAGGCACCGCCACCGCGTTGCCCATCTGTTTATAGCGGTGCGAATCGGCTTGGCCATCTGTCCATCCATCAGGGAATCCTTGTAGGCGTTCACACTCTG